TAAAACGATTCTGCCGTTTTGGTTCATAAGGAATCGGCATTTTCATTAATAAATCAGCCATGTGTTTTTAATTTTTTTTTTGTTTCTGTTATTTTATAGATAAATATATCCGTTCTCAAAAATTTTTCTATTTACTTTTTTTTTGAAATTGGTATTCTTAATTTACTTCTTTCTTATAGCCTCCGGCAGTAGAATAAGTTTTAACAATATTATCTGGTTTATTTTTGAAATGCTTATGCATTACTTCTATATTTTTTGGATCATCGTCACTAAATCCTATTGATAAGTTTTCTGGATTAAATTTATTTGCAATATCCTTTTTTAAGAATGCTTTTTTATTAAGTACCGCTGCCATTCCTCTAATATAGCTTACAAAATCTTCCATAGCAGATACCTTAGCCTCCTCAGGATTTACGGCTCCTTTGTCATCTCCAAAAGATACCGGATGATACTTATTAAGTTCTAAATATGATTTTATAAGTTCCTCGTCCGTCATTTCATCTTCACCCACAAAAGACCTATATTTTTTTAGATTTTTTATTAACTCATCTTTGTCGATACCGTTAAATCCTTCTATAATATAGTTATAAATTGCCTCTTTTATAGTGTTAGGATTATGTCCTCTCGCGGTTATTATCGCAAATATTGAACCATTATTAATCGCTTCTCTAAAATCATCAAATGCCGGCCCTTTTTTTGCCCTTAAAGAGTCAACCAAAAAATCTTTGTCCCCCTCAGTCCTAAAGTTTCTGAATGGTGAATTCGCATATCCGACAATTTTATTACCTTTATATGTAAATGGTTCTTGACCAATCTTATGTCTAAACTCTGCAAAATCATCTGTGGACATCCCTACCTCATTACCATCTTCATCTTGAACCAAAATTTTTGTTGGCATGTGAACAATATTATCGTCCCAATCGAACGCATAATACTTGAGGTCTGGTGTTCCCTCATTTTTGAATCCTTCTGTAAATTCTTTTCTCATTTGGCTAAAGGGGGGATATTATCCCCCCATATTTAATTTATTAGATATTTTCGAACGATGCTCCTGTTGGAGTGATAAAGAATTCGATATCGATGAATTCTAATGCCTTCGTTGGTTTTAAGTATATCTTACCTGTTAATGTATTTCTATCTAAGTCTTCAGGTGTAGAAGAAACTGTTACTCTGAAGTCAAACAGACCTCTATCTCTTCTAATTGAATCTAAGATAGGGTTAACACTATCCAAGAATTGTTGTCTAACGATTTGGTCGTTTTGTTCGAACAACAATCTTACCGCTACTGCTGAAATTAACTTTCTTGCTTGAAGTAATAATCTTCTCACGTTCAATCTGTTAAGTGCAGTATCCGCAACTTGTAAAGTTTTGTTACCCCAAATTACAGTTCCTACGTCAGAGAAAGTTGCGATAGGGTTTATTCTACCTTGATAAAGGGTATCTCTATCTTCTTGAGTCAACTTCACTCTCGCTTTGATTGAGTTTACAAGACCTCTTGTGTAACCCGCTGATGCGAACCAAGGGAATGCGATGTTATCTGTCAACGCTAAGTTTCTACAAACTTCACCTGTTGGAGGTAAGTAGATTTGTGTATTGTTAACGGTATCTCTTGTAAGAATCCAAGGATAGTAAGTCGCAGTATAGTTAGAATCAATTCCTGTGTTATCCAAGTTATCGACCGCTTCTTGAGAGTAAATGATATCCTGAGGATTAGTAGCGTCAGGAGTATACATGTTGTAGTCAGGAGTAGTTGCGATGTAAACTGAATCCGCTCTTGAGAATTGTACCATGTCGATAGCTTCTTCTACAAGGTTAGAGTTGTTTACATAATCGATACTTGATGTTGCAAATACGTTGATGTTAGTTGATTCCGGATTAGCGAAAGTTAAGATACCAAGTAAGTATGCGTAGTAGTCAGTGTTCGCAAAATCTTGAGTATTGTTTTGAACTACAATTCTCTTGAATAGACCATCACCAGTTGCGTTTGGATATCTTGTAGAAGGTGCCGCACCTGCCAAATAACCTGTCGCACCTACTTGGAATCTATCTTGATTAGTTCTAAACTCTCTGTAGATATCCCATCCATCAAATCCACCAGCAAAACATACTGTATATTTTCTTGAGAAGATAAAATAATATGGGTTTTCTTGAGTTTCAGGATCTCTAGTGAAGTCTGCAACACCACATTCGAACGCTGTTTGACCACTTGTCATAAATGAGTTAGCAATTGTTACAACAGTAGCACCTGAGTCCATGTGGAAACCTTTACTTGAATAGTTCCAAGCAGAACCATCAACTGGTAGTGGTGAATTCACCCAATTCAAAGGATTTTGAGTACCTTTGTATTGTAAGAATGAATCATCAACCCCAAATTGACTTGAGAAACCTAAATAACTTCTTCGTACAATGTCACCTGAAGATTCAACAACGTCAGTTGGAGCACCAAAAGGAGGATTGTATATCACTTCACCAGGGAAATAATATTTAGTTTTGAAAATTGGAACTGGTGACGGGTTTGTTACAGAAGAGTATTCTCTTTGAGTATATCCGTAGAACCCACAAGGAATTGCATCAACAGGAGCTTCGTCTGCCATTTCAACCATTATGTATCTTGAAATCAATGCGTACTCACCATCAGTAGAACCAATTTTCTTAGCAACGAAGTTGTTAGATAATGGGTCCATGTTACAATTAGTGAATTTTTCAATAACCACAGGATTAGCGTCGGTGTCAAAGAAATTTCTTACCAACACATCAAATGTCATGTTATTAAATGACAAATTAGTGATTGAAACTTTAACCTCAGTGTTAGCTGAGTTACCATCAGAAATTGATACGAACTTAAATAAGTTATAAACTTTATTACCTCTCAACTCAGATACCAAATATGGTGTACTTGGTGATTTATATTGAGTTACATTGTAAGCAATTGAGGTTGGGTCTTCACTTCTAGCATCAGGAAGTGCAATCAAATCACAACTTAAACCACGAATGTATCCTTGATTATAAGCGTAAGTTAAAGTACTCGGATAAATTTCTTCAACAAATACAGGAACTTCATTTCTTGATTTACCGAAGTTATCAACACCTAATACTTTAGTAATGTATTTTGATGAAGACGCTGACATAGAGGTTTCAAATGAGAAATTATCACCGTCTTTAGTTACACCTGAAATTAAGAAAGACTCGAAAGGTGATTGTGTAACACCCGAATATTGTTCCGTACAAACTAATTGTAAATCATTCAAATCATTTACTTCATATATAGGACCGTGATTATCACTGTCAGCACTATTAGTATAAAGAGAAATTCCTCTTGAACGTAAAGTTGCTACAACCATATTGTTATACTCCGAATAAGCAGTACCTGAAAAATTGTAAACCGTACCAGAAATAGTACCTGTAAACGTAGAAGATGCCCCCGAAGTTAATGAACTAACATAATAGAAGAATGAATAACCTGAATAAGCGTTTCCTGATGTAATATCAAAGTTAGCGTAATACCAAGGATCGTTCAAATCAGAAGATAAGTCGTTTGTTGCGCTATTTACTGTATCACAACCATATTCATTAATTACATTTGAATAGGTAGCAGTTAAATCGTAAAAATCACTTTCAGGAATTGCCCCATAAACAACTGCAGTGTTTGCAGATAAAGAAGGATCATCCATTATAGAATCCAAATTACTTGTGAAATCTAATCCCAAAGTTGAAGTACTACCATCTGATAGTCTATATTGAGTATTGAAACTCGCTAAAACTTCTGGAGGTAATGCCCCACCAGTAAAGATTACAGTGTTACCTGAAGAAGATCCTGAAAAGTCTGCTGACCATGTTGTTCCAGTTGCAGGATTAAACCCAATTGTTAGTGGGTCAACATTTGCAGTAACTTTAATACTCCAAGAAGGGCCAGCGTCATAACCCGACAAGCCCAAAACTCTTGTAACAAAGAGTTGGTTTGATTGTTGTAAGTAAGACTTAGCAATATACGCCGCCTCATACTTAGGAATTTGTGTGTTTATAAATTTTGTAGGTTCAGTCCCCCCAAAAAATGCTTGAAACTCGTCGTAGTTTGTGATAAAGATTGGTTCGAAAGCGGGACCTTTAATTGTTTCTCCCACTAAACCTAATGTAGTTACACCTACACTTTGAGCCACAAACGATAAGTCAGTTTCAGACGTATATACTCCAGGCGATACGTATACCTTTTGATTTACTTGTGTTGCCATGCTTTGATTATTCTATTGCAGATTTATTTTAATGATAAATATTCATATCTATGTGAAAAAACTTGACTTTTGAATATCTATTTGTAAGTAGTATGATTTTATTCTACCTTTTTTCTGCCTATGAAAACCCATAAAGAAATAAAGAATATAAAAATATCCCCTGAATCACATGAGATATTAAAAAAGTACTGTGAAAAGCGTGGGATAAAAATTTATAAGTTTTTGGAAAATCTTATAATGGAGAAGTGTAAAGAAAAGAAAGATATCTATGGAGAGGATTAAACCAATTGAGATTCGAACTTAATTGTTGACTCTAAAGAGTTATCGGTTTTAACCACATCAATCCTCAAGATGTCATTTGTTGTGATTTGAATTTCCGAAACATCGGTTCCAAAATAATCACCATTTATAAAAACATCAAAACTATCTACGTTTGTTGTTCCTACCAAAGACATGTTGGCTGTAAAATCAATGACTTCGCTTAAACTATTGTTTCCTACAATGTATAAAAAGTTAGATAAAAACTCATCAGGGGTTTCAGGAAACTTTGGTCTTCTTCTTTTTAATACGGTAGTATCCAATTCCATAATTTGAGCAACTCTAGCAATTGCTGGTTTGACTTGGAATTCCTCTTCATCGATTAAATAACCCAACATAGTAAAATCATAGTTCTGAATAAAATATTTTCTAGCTTCTAAAGTTGTTTGAGATTCGTCGGAAATATTATTAAGAATAATTGGAACGTACTGTCCTTTAATAAAGGTATATGCTTGTCTTGATGAGAACTTCTGCATGATAACTTTATTAAGTTGGTTCAACTCCCTCATTCTATTACAAATAATTTTAACACTATAATTAATATCTACAGGAACTGGTTGTGGAATTGTGTATATATCCATACCTTGCTCATTACCATTCCAAGTTGGGACCGAAGCATAATAAAATTGTTTTCTATTTGGAATTGTATATTGTAAAGAAGGATTAGTCCCAAACTTTACTTCAGGTTGTCTCACCACAGTAATGAATGGAGGTTCAGGATTGAAGTCGAGATTTGTAAATAATGCAGTTTCAGTATATTGAGTCCAATTTTGGGTTGTAATAATAATATCCAACATAGGAATGATTTTCCCTGCGGTTACAACCTGTAGGTCTTCCTTAACAAAATCAAGCATACCTCTATCTAAATCAGCGTGTAATACTGACTTAGGTAAATAAGTTCCATCTTTATTTATAAAATCAAGAAGTTGTTCCCTTCTTGCTGATAAAGTTTTCTTTGGAACTAAAGGTAATGTAGGTTTTACTTGTTTTGGTAGTGCCATTTTATTTTTCTTCTAAGTTTTCAGAATTATCGTGTCCACATTTATGACACATATATGGGTCGTCTCCTCCATCAGATAATTCCCAAGACCAACCACAATTATCACAAATAACTTTATCACCAACAATGGCTTCCATAATTCTATTCAATTGTGATTCAGTTATTATGTATCTCATTATATTCCTCTAAATTCATTTTCACTCACATAAGTTGCCATTACAGTCCTATAGAAAGGTTTGTAACCACCATATGTATGCTTATTATCTGATTTTACAAATCCATCATCACTCACTACATAATATCTTACTCGGTCTTCAGATTCATAATACCCAAAATAGTCCCCCATAAATATTTCAACACCCATATCATCGAGAGTTTTTTGGTAGATACTAAACTTCATATTACCAGGTTCCTTCTGTTCAACTTTTGTATTACCAAGAAATTTACTTGTAGGTGACATAACTTGTACCAAACCTTTCAATTCAACAGGTGCAAGAAATTGAATCCCGTTTTCCAAAACCTCACCATAAACATCGTCAGTTTTGGTTTTTCTTCTATCAATACGATAAAGGATTACAGTGAAATTCATATCACCGATTAACCACTCCTCTCCCATACCGATGTCCAAAGCATAATCCTCAGACCCAAAAAATTTACCTAATCTTGTTATTGGAACTAATTTTTCTCCCATTATATATTTTTTTAATTATGAAAAGGGTAATATAACCTATATTGATAAATACTCAGTTTATAACTATATTTTAACCAAACATTTTTTCTTATAGATGGATATAAGTTTAGAATCAAAAGCATTATCCCTATTGGAATCTTATGAAGGTGGAAACAATTATTTACTTGAACTAAAAAGGAAGTCTCAATTAAACAAAAGGTTCTATCCAACAAGAAGCCAATCGGATTACATCATAAATAACCATAACACTCAACCTAAGGTTGCTAAAAAGTGGGTAATACTTGATGCGTACTTCGCAAAGAAGTTAGCGGACGATAAATTGTACACCGTAATCCCCGAAAAAGTATGGGTTGAAAAATTATTGTGTGATACTGAAAAAGCATTCCACATTTGGGGTAAAGTATTTGAACACGAAGAATTCCACGATTTTTGGTTACCCAAAGCGGCAATCATCAAAGATAATTCAGTTAAGGATGTTGTCATAGATTACGACAAATATTCTCACAGACCCCCACTCCAACATCAAAAAGAAGCAATCCAAAAACTTGTTGAGAACAAAAAATACATATTGGCTGACGATATGGGTTTAGGAAAAACTACCTCCACTATTATTGCGGCATTAGAGACAGGAGCAAAGAAGATTCTTATTATCTGTCCCGCAACTCTTAAGATTAACTGGAAACGAGAAATAGAAAATTACTCAGACAGATCGATATTCATATCTGAAGGGAAAACTTTTAGTACCGAACACGATTTTGTAATCATAAACTACGACATTATCAAAAACTTTCATGACACTAAGAAAAAAGATGAATCGCAAGTTATTGCTGCCAATTTTGATTTGGTGGTCGTTGACGAAGCTCACT